ACCGCCGAGGCCGCCAGTTCCCAAATTCCATCCGCAACGAACATCAGGCCTAAGTTCTTTTTCAAACGAATAAGCACTCTCAGATTCGCCAAAACTAGCTAAAATAGTGAGATTACGTTCTGGCATTAGACCATATTTTCTAATGGCCTTTCCAACGACTAATCGCGACTTTTTATGTTGATCGAATCTCTTAACCGGATCTTGAGAAACACCAATATATCCCTCGTTAAGGTCAGATGACTCAGTTAGATGGATATGATAAACGTAATGCACAGAAAACTCCTTCAGTGGTACTTATCACCAAAGGAGCTTTCTGCGTTGAATTAGCGGCGAGGGACGTTAAATTCTTTCACGATGTCCGAGAGTTCACGGCGAGCGAGTTTTTCACACTCAGCGTGGGCGTCTTGGATCATCATCTGGTTGATCGGCGTCTTCTGGGTCGCAGCTGAAGGACCTCTCAACGAACCGACAAGACCCAATTCTCGCGCAACCTGGAGATACCGGATGGCATCAATAACCACACCGGCCGAGTTTGGTGAATCCTGCACCGACAGACGAGCGTCGAAGATGATCGGAGCACCACCGAAGCCTCGAGCCTCGATGCGGAAGTTCGCGACCTTGTTGTCACCGTGGAAGGCGATGTAGGACGAAGGACCGGCGTAGATGCCGTTCTTCGGGACCGCGATACCTCTCAGATCATTCTGCGACCGGATGACGTTTTCCTTCGAAATCTTCTTCGAAGCAAGACGCGATTGGTCCATCATGTTAAGGAAGTCAGTGTTGCCACCGTGGTTGGTCTGACAGTGGAAATCGACTTGCATTCCACGGTTGAAGAGGAGTTCCTGTAGGGCCTGTGACATGATTGAGGCGCCAAGTTGCGACCTCATATCGTCACCGATGGCCGGAATGCCAGCTTCGATCAGTCGCTTTTCCCAGTACGGGTCCGACACGATGAAGACTGGAATGCAGTTGACGAATGGGACCTTCGCCTCGATGCACGCTTCGACGTAGAAGCGAGTCGCAGTCTCAGAGCCGACCGGCAGATAGTTGAGGAGGACATCAATCTTGTTCTCCTTCAGATCACGGATGATGTCTTCCTTGGTCGGTTCCGGATCTTTGGTGACTCTGAAGCTCTCGTCTTCCGGCATATTCAACATGTGGGCAGCCACGCCATCATACAAGGCACCGCGCTTGACCTTGACTGGGCCGTCGGTGACGGCATTCAGAAGATCGACCCGATCCGCATCGTAATCGGCGAGAAGATCAATCGCGCAGTTAGGCTTGGAATAGATGGCTTGACCAAGAGGACGTCCGACCTTACGGGTGTCTACGTCGTAGGCTAGCGCGAAAGTGATGTGTTTTGGCTTGTAGCCGCCGATGTCTGGGAAGTCTAGACCGTCTGTGCGGCCAGTAGCTGTATAGAGAGCTACGCCCTCGACCAGGGACTTGGCGCAGTTTCCCACCCCAATAATGGCCACACGAATTTGCTTTGTCATGAGATTTCCTTTTTGCTATCTCAGTTTTACGTCTATGAAACCACAATTGGTTTCGTTTGGTCCAGATGACTGGGGTAGGACGGACGCCTTAAGCAGGCGACGTGCTATTTATCATTGCCGAACATTGAAAAACGTTGCGGCCGTCAATCTTTTTCAATAAAATTCTTCATTCAGGATCAAAGTTTCAATCCCGGCTTCATTCAGAAGCACCTGAGAGTTCTGCCAGGACTCTTTCCACCTATCTGGTAGAGGACCGTGCCAATTACAGACAACCTTGCGTGTACCGACCTGAATTACGCCTTTGGCACATTCGCGGCAGATCGGAAGACCATGGACATACAACGTAGAACCGTCAAGACTGATGCCGCTGTGACACGCGTTGAAGATGGCATTCATCTCAGCGTGAACCATGAATTTGTACTTTGTCTCGCGGTCATCAAGAGACGCAGCGTCGTCTCGAATTCCGCGAGGAAAGCCGTTCCACCCTGCCGAAAGCATGATGTTCTTGTCGTTCACGAAGATCGCGCCGATCTTCGTCGACGGATCTTTAGACCATTGTGAATAGGTCTCTGCAAGAGCGGCAAATCGCAGATCCCACTTGGTCACTAACGAAGGCGGTGTATAAACTGGTCCAGACCACTCGACGCCGTAGGTCGAATCAAAAGGCTTTTCAGGATGACACATTACGCCCACTCCGCACGAGCGCCCATTCGGTCTTTGTAGACATCTTTAGTCACATCATGTTCGCCGAATTCAGCGAAGTAGTCAACTAGATAGAAATGACGTTCATAGACGTGCAAAGAACCGACCTGCCAGGTGATATCACCGGGTTCCAGACCGAGGTCTACAGACAGCATCTCCAAAACGGTTTGTTGCCAGGCCAAATCATTTTTGAATCCGAAAATGGCGTCATTTGACCGCATCTGAACGACTGCTTCGAGTTTGTTGTTTCGAATCAGGTACTGCACAGTATTGGTGCACATGAAATCTGAACGGCCGTTACGATCGTAATCCTGCCACATGGTAGGACGTGTGTAGATCATTTCTGCACGACGACTGTTGGGATTGTTCGTGAGTTCGATGAGGACGTTGTCGTATTGGAATCCATTCTCTTCAGAATAGATGCACCATCCGTAATTCGAATTGATAAACCCATCTTTGTCAGCGACCTGAGTCCAGATAGCCGGAGGACCACCTGGAATGGTGTTGACGTTCAACGATTGAGACTCATACCAGAGAAGTTCTCTAGCAATGTAGTCTTCATTGGGTGTGCCAAAAATCGCTACATCGTCAGCAGTAAATGACGCACCAACAACTTCAAGGACCTTGCCACCATTCTTGTCAATGACGAAATCCTCGTTGAGAAGACGATCGGCGAACGCTCTACGGATATCAAAAACTCTCATGTTGGTCTACTTCGCTACGTTGAAGATGTCTCTCGTTTCGTCTTGACCATCGATTTTGTATCGAAGCCATGCAACGGCGAACGAGCAGTAATTGATCATGTCCTTGTAGGTGTCCTCAAGGCTTTCGAAGTTTGGTGCAGCATCACCAGCTTGAGTCGCTTCTAGAAGCGACTGCGCGCGATAAGCTTTACCCTGGATGGTGTCGTGAAGAGAATCGATCCCGCGTCGATAATGCATCGCCTGACGCACGTTCGATTTGGGGTTCTGATAGTCTTTGCTCTTGCGAAGTTGAAGATCGATGCACTCGCGGAGGACTTTGACCGACTCTTTTTCAACGACACGGTCCACTGCGCCTGAGCCACCTTCTGCAGATTTTGGTTGAAAATGTTCGAGCGGCGGATATACTGAAGTTGTCATTTTCTAATCCAGGTTGAAGGGGACAAATCTCGCATAGTCTTAGCAAGTTCAGAGTCTGTAAAAGACCACAATAAACTCGTATCTAATACACTATAACACCTATGGAGGCGTTCATACAACTTAATTTTTTTGTAGGAGGATTTTTCTACGACTTCCCATACTTTGATCTCATCGGTTGGCCATGGCAGCTCTACAATGAAGAACCTATCAACTCCGTCGATCTTCCTCCATTGGCTCTCTTCAAGAAGAAAGCCGTTGTACTTGAAGAACCTCAGGAAGGTCTTGACCTCGATGGTCTCGCCGTCGGCCATGATGTCCTTTTGATCGTCAAAGCGATCCTCAGAGAGTTCGACGTTCGTATAGCCTTCCTTCTCTCTGAGGTAGCGGGCAACTAGATTCTCACCAATGAAACCCAATTCGCATTTGTCGTCCCAAGGAGCGCTACAAGACAAATTCCGAGTCGGCGATTGGGATTTTGATGACTTCGAAGAACCAGCGTTTGGCAATTTTAGACCATCTGACGAGATAGATTCGATTGCCGCCCTTAAACTTGAAACCGATGGACGCGGGATCGTCGATGCGGTAGAAATTGAATCCGTCACGGAGTCTCTCTTTATCAGACGTCCAATGGAACACTGAATGCTCTCCTGAGTCGGGTCGGAACTAGATCGTCGTGGTTAGGAGCGACCCAACCTTCGGGTTTGATCAGGTCTGGCAGGCCAAGAGGATTAGGGCGTCCTTCCTTGATGCCGACGTTCTTAGCCATATTGGCAAGATGAACTCTATGCCATGCCTCTTGAGAATCGACACCGTAGATGTCCAGTGTTCCGATCGCTACGACACAAAGGTCGATCATAGCATCGATGAAATCAGCAGGATCCGTGGCTTCTTTAGCCTCATCGAGTTCCTCTTGAAGAAAGTTCTCACGAAAGCGACGTAGAGCAGCTAGTTTTGTGTCGTCGAACTTCTCGACTGCCTGATGTACCTTGTAGTACGCGTGCATTTCCGAGATGTCGTCGACCCAATCATAACCAGACTCGAAATCTACGTAATCAGAATCGGTGTTCATAGTTTTTCCTTAAATGGCTCTGTAGAATTTCTTGGAACGCTTTCGCGCTTGGTCGAGATGGACTCTGTTCGCTCTTTTGAGGAACACTACTCCGTCAAGGTGGTCAATCTCGTGTTGAACGCAGCGGGCGGTGAGACCCCTGAACTCCTTTGTGGTCGTCTCACCATTCGGAAGTTGGTAGCGGATTTTGACGGTAGCTGGGCGCTTGATCTTCACGAACAGTCCAGGATAAGAAAGACACCCTTCGGCCATATAGACTTGCTCAGGCGAAGAATCTACGATCCTTGGATTGAAGATGACATTGACAGGATCACCGTTCAGTGCGAAGACACGGTATGGAAGACCGATTTGGTTAGCAGCCAAACCGATTCCCTTAGAGTCGATCATTGTCTCAGCAAGATCGACAGCAAGCTGTGTCGGATCCATCTGTGGATTGTCAAAATTGAACCTTTCAGTAGGAGCCCGCAAGAGTTCGTGGGTGTCTGGTAGTAGGTCTCTGATCATTATAGCACCATTTTCGTAAAGCCCTTCACTTTCTCAAAGCGAATATGGGCGCGGAATTTATCGTAGAGCTGACCTTCGTTACCATGAGAGATTACGAAGACATTCGAGTCGACACCGACAGTATCGATGATCTTGATGAGCTCATCGACCCCAGACTGATCGAGCGACGAGTCAAAAGTTTCGTCGAGGATCAGAAGGTTGGTGGCTGCGGAGTTTCTCATCCGGGCGATAGCACGCCATGTGAACAACAACGCCAAATCGATGCGGGACTTCTCACCTTCTGAGAACGAGGCATAAGAGAATTCGTCGCGGTTTCTAGACCGGATCTGTTCCTCGAACTTTTCGTTGAGCTCGAAGGTGACGTAGAAGTCCATCATGCTGAGGTAGCGGTTGATGAGCTTATTGATCACTGGAATGTACTGTCGAATGATCCGCGTCTTAATGCCGCCGTCCTTAAGAAGTGACTGCACGATTTCAAGCGTACGGCGGTGCTTCTTAAGATTCGCCAGTTTCTTCTTGCGGTCTTTGAGAGCGGTTTTGGCTTCTTCTAGTCGAGTGTCGTCATCACTACCAGTCTGTGAAGTAGTAAGCAGTCGTTCGATTTCATCGTTAAGATCCTCAATCGACTGGTTCCACGATGTGACCTTAGCATTCACTGCCGTGATCTTGTCATTGATCGATGAAATCTTCTCAAGGACCTTAGCAGCCCCTTCGAGTTTAGATGCCAAGCTAGTGAGCTGTGTCTCTAGCTTTTCCATAGCCAGATCGGCTTCCGAAAGCTGGGATTTACGCTTCTCTATGACTTCTGCCTTGAAAATGCCGTCGATAGCCTGGCGGCATGTAGGACAGTTATCATTGTCATGGAAGAACTTGATGTCCTTCTTGACGCGAGAGCGCCGCGTCTCTACGGTCGACTCAAGTTCGAGAAGTTTGGATTTACGGGTTTCGAGAGTTTTGAATTCACTGAACTTCGTCTGTTCAACTTCAAGGCGCTCACGTAGGTGTACGAGCGTCTCAGCAGCAGTGTTCAAGCTTTCTTGGTACTGGTCGATCTTGGCTCGTTTAGCTTCGACGATGTCTGTCGTGTTTTTCTTAAGCTGTTCAATATGACCCTTGATGAGATCAATCTTCTCCTCGGACATGAGGATATCGCGGTCGGCGATGACCAGATCTTGCTTGTTCTGATTGATCCGATCACGGAGCAATGAGTTCATAGTCGAGAAGACCTGAATGTCCAGGAGGTCCTCGATGACGTTGCGACGCGATCCAGGCGAGAGCTGCATGAACGGAATGAAGTTCGCGGTTCCCAAGATGATAATCTGGGTAGCCGACTTATGATTCATCCTGAAGATTTGCTTCTCAAGCATCTCTTGGTAGTCACGAGAGTCTGATGCCTGGTTGATCATCTTCCCATTGACATGGATTTCGAAGATGTTTGGACGCATTCCTCTGCGGACTAGGTAGTGCTTCTTTCCGATATCGAACTCAAGTTCGACCAAAAGATTTTTGGCAGTGATCGAATTGATCAGCTGAGGCTTGTTGATGTTCCTATACGGGCGACCGAACATGCCGTAGAACAAAGCCTCAATGAACGTAGACTTACCGGAACCATTCGTCCCAGAAATCAGCGTCGTAGAGGCTTTGTTCAGGCGGATTTCAATGAAATCATTGCCCACTGCAAGAATGTTCTTGTAGCGGATTGTCTTGAAGTTGATCAAGCTTACGCTGACTCCAAAGAGATGGCTTCCTCGTAGATTTCTCTTAGGAGTCCATCGATGAGCTTTTTATCATGGTCCACTTCAAGACCATCGACGTACTTACGAAGAGTCGTGAGTGTGTCTTCACTTTCTCCAATTATATCATCTTCTGACTCAGACTCAAGTGAAAAATTATGCTCTACAATTTGATATGACACCGGACTCGCCGTCTCTACTTTAGACAGAAAAGTGTCGAAGAAAAATTGGTTGACCTTCTTTTGGACGATGACCTTTACGTATTGTCCTGTCAAGAACGAAAAGTCAAGCTCCATGACCAGATCCTCATCCCACTTCGAGTCGTCGTAAACGACTTTGGTGAACATGTGGTTCGGGTTCTGGATGAATTCAACTTCACGGGTCTCGGTGTCGAAAACATGGAAACCGCGAGGATCATCGTAGTCCGACCAAGTCATTTCGTATGGAGCACCAAGATAGGTGATATTGCCACGAGACGACCTATGATGGAAGTGACCTGAATAGACTCTATCAAAGGACTCGAACACCGATGAGTCGAACCCCTCGTGAGATGGCATTCCACGGTACATTTCAAAGCCGTTAATCTCCAGATGACCAAACAAGACTTGAGCTTTGGTTTCCTTCATCGCCTTCATGCACTCCTCGAAGTTGGAGGAGTTGATCCACGGCATCATCAGGACATGAGTCCCGTCAAGGTTCAGTTCTGTCGGCGTGTCGTAGTAGTTGAACTTGAACCCTGTGTTGTCGTAGAGCTCTCGCATGGAGTTAACATCATTGGTGTTCTTGTATGTGACGTCGTGATTACCGACGATAAAGTGGGCGTCAATTCCACGTTCGTGAATCGGGCGGATGAAGTCTTCACGAAGACGCCTGGCAGTTACGAAATTGATGTACTTGCGACGATCAACAATGTCTCCGAGATGCAAAATCGTCTTGATTTCATGCTCATCTACGTACGGGAAAAAAACTTCAGCGTAGAACTTAGACATGTGATCCGCGAGGGCCACATTGTCGTTGCGGACGCCCCAATGTGTGTCAGAAATTACTGCGACCTTCAAACGTCCTCCTCGTCCTTTCGGATCTTAAGACTCTTCTCGACGGCTTCAAGTCGATCATAGTCGATCTTGGTACCGGCGCCAGAACCTTCAAGCGAAGTCATTTCGACTTGCTCGCTAAGTTTCATCTTGATATAAGTCTGCTTCTTCTCTTTCTGGATGCGACGAATGAATGCGCGCCAGCAAGTCAGAGTAAAGAAGGAAAATGGGTTGGCTTTCGGGTGATCAGGATCGAAAGTGTCGATGTACATCAGACAGTTTTCGATTGCGTCAGAGACCATCTCATCGCGAAACGAGTATCCAGCAAAATTGCCTTTGCGTGATAGGTTGTTGGCGATAGAATAGATGCACTCACCGAGATACTTTGAAACCTGTGGTTTGATTTCGCCAGACTCTTTGGCCGCGGTTACAAGCGGTTTACGATCACGAAACGCCGCGAGCATTTTCGCGTTGTTGATGTAGTCCTTAGAGGTGTCGCGACGGACCCTCTTCTTCGGTGGTGTTTGAGACACTAATTCGCCTTATCGTCGGATGGATCGTATGATTCGAGGATGTTGGTCATTTGCTCGGGAGTCAAAGCTTTATTCGCTTCGATTGGTTGACCCTGCTTATTCTGATTGATGATGTAGAAGAATTTCTCTACTTGGTCGGCATGACCTTTAAAGGCCTCAGTATATTTGAGGTCAAGATGGTCTCTATTGTAACGCAGAGCAGCATCGTATGAGTTGATTATATCACGATCAGGACGAGCGCTTGAGATGATTTTATCGTTGTTCAATTCGATCATCTCTGATTGGATGCCTCTATTGAAGCGGTAGAAGTTATGGTAAGGTCCGTTTTGACCCATACCAAAGTTAAGTCCCATTGCGTCTTCAATAAGAGTGACTTTCCTGTCAGGAGAGTAACCTAGCAGTTTGCCAACCAGAATTGAACCGTCGACTAGTGTGAAGTACACGTATGTGTGAGTCATTACTTCCTACGCTTGACTTTGACGTGATAGATTTTGTAGTCGAATCCCTCAGAGTCGTAAACCTTGAGTCGCTCTTTGAGGTGCCTGTACGAATAGTTCTCGCGCGATCCCTTTGTGAGATTGTCGGCGATGTCATAGAGAGTTACGGTTTCTTTACCAGCCAATTTACGAATCATTCGACCGATGGTCTGAAGAACCTTGATCTTAGCCTTCGAAGGAGACCCGAAAATCAGTTGGTGTAGACGCTTTACGTTGATTCCGGTAGAGGTAGTACCAGCCGAGCCAAGAATGATCGCCTCTTCTTCTTGCTCAATGATCGCACGGAGATCATTGCGTTCTTTGGCGTCGACTCCACCGTGGACGTAATAGATCGGACGAGTCGTAGATTCTGTGAGCATCTCATTCAGAATGTCGCCGTGCTTCTCGATGAACTGGAACGCCAGAAGGACGTTTCCTTTCAAAGACTTCGCGAGATTGACGATGAATTCATTGCGAGCAGAATGTGACAGAAGCCACGTGATCTCTTTTTGATAATCAAGCTTAGAGACTTCTCTACGCTCTTCATCTTCGTACTCAAGAACAAGAACCTTGATGACTAGACGGGCAGCGTCACCCCTGTCCATAAGCTCTTTGGCGCTGATGACTCTATGGACAGGACCAAAAAGGCCCGTAAGAACAAGCTCATTCACCTGCGAGTCATCAAGCGTACCAGAGAAACCGTAGCGATACTTGACCTTGGTCGCCTTCTCCATGATCGCGATAAGAGACTTGGCCTTAAATGTGTGAGCCTCGTCGCCGATGATGCAGTCAAACGTGTTGAACCATGAAGCTGGAAGCTTAACAAGCGACTGCCAAGTCGACATCGTAAATGGATGCTTAGTGGTCTTCTCTTGTCCGCCAAAGATCTTGTGAACGAGATTCTCAGGACATCCGTATTCGACAAAGTCACCGGTCATCTGATGGACCAGAGCCTTCGTAGGTACGACGATGAGGGTTCTCAAACCAGCCTCAGCGAAGTACGTCGCGAACATGTAGATGATGAAGCTTTTGCCTGATGACGTCGCTGACAGGAAGATGCCGCGTTTCTCGCGGACTCCCTTGACAAACGTGTCGAACTGGTAATCCCTCGGTTCCATTGTCGGATTCAACCGAGCAATGAATTCATTGGCTTCTGAGAGAGAAAGTTGCTCATGGGCGTGTCCGCGGTCAGCCATGAACTCGTACTCGAAGTCCTTGCAAAACCGGTAAAGCTCGAGCGAGAGACCTTTGTAGAGCTTCCGGTCACGTGGATTGAAAAGTCTTATTTTGCCGTCCCAGCTCCCGTTTTTAAAAGCCGGCATGAACTTGTAGCCAGGCACCTCGAAGGTGAAGCGCTCCGCGATCTCACGGAGGATCCCATCTTCGGCCACTACAAGCGACCATACCTCATTGATAGTCTCTAAACGGACGTCTGTCACTTATGCGCCGGCTTTCCTGATACCCTTATTCCACGGAATGCGTGATTTCATTTTTTCTATAGTCTCGGGTGAGTGTTTTCGGCCGATACGGGCTAGCCGCATTTTTTCTATAGTCTCAGGACTTCTTTTGCGACCAATTTTAGCTAATGTACTATTCTTTTTGTGTTCAGATGATTGCGCAATGCCCTTGCGAGCTTCAGAGCTTCGCTGCCTAGCTTCTTCAGACCATCGCTTTCTGTGCGGTTTTGATAATGCTAATTTGTGTGATTCGGATCTTTCAGGTTTTGGAACACCTGTCATTTTCTGTGAAATTGAAAAACAAAACTCTTGTTTAAGATTTTCATACATTCGAGACGAAAGTTTTGACGGCGAAGAATTAGTCATTCTCCATAGCGCGTAAATTTGACTACCACCATAAGCTCGTCTCAAAAGAAGATGCGCTACAAAATGCTCGCGGGGGCTTAAACGAATCTCATTCCACGGATTATCAAAAAGATCTGAATATTCTGGAAATAAATCTTTAGCTTTCGGGCAAATATGGTGTTTTTCAACTTGGCCTACTTGCGTACCAGATCTTGACAAAATGAAAGCAATGTAACGATCCATGTATCGCGGATCATGCGGCTTTGATTTAAGAATGCTAGATAGATCCACGATTTATCTCCTTTGGATCTATTTATGTTCCATTTCTAAATCTTTCCCATTCAATAGCGTTCTTGATATGGAAGCTTCTTCTGGAGATGGTGTCGAGGATAGATTCTAGGAAAGAGACCTTCTCTTTCTGGTAGTCGATCTTCAGTTGGGCCTCAAGGATTCCTGGGTCGGCCTCAATGTATTGATTTGCTTCGTTCTTGAGAACTCGCCCTTGGGGCGGTAGCTCCCACCCTTCGGGTGTGGCTTCATTCGGACCCATCGTATAGAACTCGAACTTGCGTAGTCGATAGGCCTTGAAATCCGCTTCGAGTTTCCTCAATCTGAGTCTCTCAGCTGAGAACATCTTCCAGTATTTATTGTGCAGCGCGGGGACATCGATGCTCGCCTGACCGAGTTCTGAGACATCGATCCGACCGTCCTTTTCCCAAGCATTCTGGATCTCATCCAGGGTCATGGAACTCCTTCTGGCCCGGCAGGACCTTAAACCACCTCTGGTGGACATCTGCTTTAGTAAGCATCAGTAAGTTCTATTATACACACACCTCTAGAGATTGAGTAGATAATTTTACGTTCTACTCAAAGTATAGAGAAATTATTTCAATGATTAGATGGATCGTACATCATAGTAACTGAAGGCAAACCCAGCATCTGAAGTAATCGGCATGCTCTCGGTATCTGTGACTTCCATATCAATTCCGGACAATGATGTCGGCCAGACGTCGTAGAAGGTGAATTCCTTGTTTGGGTTACCAGCTCCAGTGAGTACCAGCAGATTCGCAGTGGTAGTGACACCGGTTCCTAGGATGCTATTGCCAAATGCGACCAAGTCTGCATAACTCGCGAAGCCCTTGGCGCGTCCAAGCGACATGATCCAATTGTAGATTTCGCTCCAGGCCGCCATGTCCTCGTCTTGAAGGAACGTGATGTTCATAAGCTCGAATTGGATTTTGTCACCTGGCTTCGGGATGTTCACGAACGGGGTGCGCTGGGTCGCGGCACCAAGATTGAGGCCTGGAATCCGTACCCGTTGTGTGAAGAAATTCAGATTCGGTGCGCTCTGAAGCGTGAAGCGAAATGCTGTTGGCTTCAGTAGGCTGACGTTGGTTGGGGTGTCTCTTGTATCCATACGACTATTTATGCGGTCGCCAGTTTACATCGCCGATCGGCGTGATAGGATCAAATCGAATAGGAGAACCCAACAATGGACCTTACAGTCACAAAGACGACGACACACGAATTCGTGGGACGCTTTCAGGTGGCCGCGTATCGCGAACCGAACAAAAAGCCGGAAGACATCGATGATGCCGTCTGGGCTGCAGTGTTTCCTAACGGCGCCGGATACCGCTATGCGGAGCACTGGTCGACGCTCACGGATGGCGAGCGTCTGTTCACGGAAACCGATCTTCGGCGAGCGGCTGACAAGGTGCTGAATGTGTCCGCCGTCCGTGACGAAATCGCTCGGCTCATCCGTATCGCGATGCAGAAAGAAATGGCTCATGGTGAACTCAATAGGG